TATTAGTTCAGTAGCGGGTCCGACTTGCTTGTGTTAAATTGTCCTCGCCCACATTTACCTACTCTAATTCTACCACTCCAAATATTCTTCATCCAAGAAATCTCCTTCCATGGAATAAGAATATGCACCATCTCGACCCTCTTTTCCATTGTCCTGATAGACAGGGTCATAAGTGTTTTTCTCAATAAGAGCTTCCCAAGTAGGGAATCCAGACATTAATTCTTCCTGGGTTATTCCTAACTGGCGAAGGCGCTTGAGATCCATCTCTGTCAAACGCGCCTTTATTGAGTTCTTTGCATATTCTACATCCCCTATCGCTCTCAGCAATTCTTGATAGAAGAGAGCTAACCGATCATACGCATCCCTGTTCGCGGCATATGTTCCATACGCATGACCAATTACAGAAAGAAGCACATCTACTGGGTCACGAGCCCTTGTCTCTCTTCCCCAGACAGCTCGTATCATAAACTCCTTGGACTCTCTGTAAGGGAGAAAGTCTGGCTGACCTGGTCTATTGCGGTACTGATTCAAAATGAATTGATGCTTCAAAAACGTACAACCCATCATTACTATGTAACCCATGTACTCCTTTGAACAGAAGGGTTGCGCACTCTTTGAATCCCTCATTTCTACATTAAAGAACTTCTTCATAAATACTGCGAAGTTCTCTGCTGAAAACAAGTGCGAAAAAGCGGTTTCAGGAAAAGAATACAAGTGATCATCTCCGTACACGACTGCCATAATGTGATCAATATAAAACTCTTCAAGCGTCTCTCTCTGATCCTCTGGGGCATTCCGTATTTGATGAGAAAAGAACAGAGTCAGATATAATAACATTATCCATGAATCCATATGAGAAGTATTAAAGGCTCCAGATGGAACCCCTCCATGTACCTCTGCCCATATGGCTCCAAAGATCCTCGTAACTCTTGTCAACATATTCTTAATCAAAAACTTTGCTATGGCTTCGAATATCTTATAGTCCTCTGTATCCTGCTTCATCCCAATTAGCATACTTGACCAATACGCATCCACACATTGTTCTGCCACAGTCGCATCATAGTTCTTTCCATCACCTTCGTGGACTCGCTTCTCAAAACAATTCTTTACGGTTATGCCTAGTCTTTTTGCCATGGTATTTCCTCCTCCGCGCGACCAAGGGTGACCAATACAAATCACCCATCCTCGTTCTCGCCTATGTCGGTGGAAGGAAACTACTTTCTCTAATAGGATATAGACGCTATTTGGAATATAAAAGGATCTAATCTTCGCCTTCCATGAATCCCAATCCGCTTGTGTCCATTGCTTTGTCCAGGAAAAGAAATTCTCATTCTTTGGCGATACTGTCCACCAAATCGGAGGCTCTGTACCATATAGAACGAAGTTCATTATTGCATCTAGGTCCTGATCGAAGCTATCTATCTTCTTCCCCAATGGGCTCACCTTAATTGGGTGGGGACCTTCCTTTATTTCCTTGGTCTCTCCTAAGTCTATTCCTTTCGAGGCGCCTAGATACATCCCTTCTAAGGGTTTCAAAGAAAAGGGTATATGCTCCTGCTGTGATATGTCTACTTTCATCATACGATACATATGGTTCATTGCATCTGGGAAGTACGGGAGTAATTCATTCAGTCCCTCTGGAGGCATTCGCGACATCTGTAATACACTATCTGCGAATTTCGTTGTCTGCATCCCGTCCATCGCTGAGATCACGAATGGTCGTCCATTTTTCGTTCCCGTTGCCCAATGGTATGCGGAGAATTTTTGAACACATAACGCCTGTAAACTAGGTACGGCGTCTGTCTCTCTCCACACTTCCTTCTGTAGCCACGGTAACGAGAAATCGAATCTCGGCATGATCTTCCTCATATACGTCACATCTGACTTCAACAGTGCAGAACGTACGTCCGGGTGAAGATCTGGCAACGGAGCATCTTGGTACTCTTCATACCGATATGGTGGCGGATTCTCTATTACACGAACTGTAGAATCTGCCTTTACCCTCGATAGAAAATATGCTTCTTGCTTCGTATACAACTTCCTATCCATTGGACTTGTCCATTCATAGCCTCCCATGGCTTCTTTCGCCTTATCGAACTGGGAAGTTAGCGATGACCCGTCCCCCTCAAATAGGAACCCCTCCGTAGCCGGAGAGATCCCTTTTACTACTAATTTGCAACCACATACCTCGTGGTGTTCACAATCTTTTTTACTCAGTGTTACATCAAAATTCTCTTGCATTCTCTTATTACGTGTTAACTTCCTTGCAACAGTAACTCGTAACTCGGTCTTTCTTAATAAACGCTGTAACACGTTTGGGATATCTTCTCTCCCAAATGGGTAGTTGACGGACAAAAATGATCTAAGGAGGACGGTCCGAACACG